ATACGTCAGTATCGAGAAGGCACTTGTGCTGATGAATGGTCCGCAGGGATTGGCATTTGGTACATTTTTCTCCACTGCTAAACAGGACGAACCATTCAACATCGCCATAGACAAGTTGATTTCGATAGCACACATCAATGACAAGATCGCTGAAGAATACAACAGGGTGTTCAGCAAGATCGAAGTTCCCAAGAAACCCAGCATCATAACCTAATGGCCCATTTCGACAAACACTCAACAAGCATCAAGGCACTGGTAGATGTGTCAGAGGCCATGCTCAACGTAATGGAGAAACACGGCATAGATCCGGAGACGGTGGCCAACAGGAACGAATTCACTGTGATGATACATTTCTTGAAGAGCATCATAGACGGAGAATTAAATATACCAAACGAACTGACGGATCGCATCAGAGACACAGCGTTCCAGATGGACATGGATCAGAAGTTGGACAAGAAACTGAACTGATGATCGAGAGGACTCAAGACTTTCACCCCTCTATAAACACTCTGCAAGTCATCAACGCAAGGAGAAACGATGACTTACTACTCAACTAAAACATACGGACACAACATAGGACTGGCCTGTGTGTTCAGACAACCCAACGCAGACCACTCACACTGCCACCTGCTACACGGATACAGCCTCGCATTCAGATTCACATTCGGTTGCGATCGGCTGGACAACAAGAACTGGGCAGTGGACTTCGGATCACTGAAGCCATTGAAGAAATGGTTGGAGGACCACTTCGATCACAAGACGGCGGTGGACAAGAATGACCCGCACCTGGACAAACTGAAGGAACTGGAGAAGCACGACCTCGCGGAGATCGTGGTGTTCGATGGGGTGGGTGCTGAGATGTTCGCCAAACACGCTTTTGACTTCGCGGACAAACTGATCAGGGAAAAAACCAAAGATAGATGTTATGTTGTGGAAGTAGAATGCATGGAACACGGAGCCAACAGTGCCATCTACAGAAAAGAATAAATTCATAAAGGACATGGTGAGGGTGGACCTCACTGACATAGCCTACTACTTCCAGGTGTACGACACACCCTTGGGACACAGGTGGCTTGAAGCACTAAAGGACAACCTTAAACAGAAAAGGATACTTGAGAAAAATTTCTGTTTTTTGGGATTCGCTGACTCAAAAAGAGATTTGAACCACCTTGTGAAAGAATTGAACATTAGTGTTTCACAAATTAATTCATTCAAATTTGACCCGCCCTACGAGAAGATACATCCGTTCCGTGCTGAAGACTTTCAGTACAGTGCAAATTTACCCATAGGAAGAACTGTTCATGGTGACGATTCTATCAATAGAGGATTGAGACTTAAACACGATGCCTGTAATCTTTTGCATAGATATTTCGAAGAACTGCAAGGCACTGCTTGGAGTATATCTGCTTTTTACAAACAAGCAGACATTGATACAAAATATGCTATAAGACAACTTAACAACATTTGTCATGAGATTGAAAGTTGGGTCAATGCATATCGTAAGAAAGTGTTTGATCCAGAATGGATGCGGCCAGCACAAATTACAACTTTTTTGAATGCACCGAGGTATAATTTAGATGAGGAAGATTTTCAACTTTTCCTTCAAAACAGATACGATAGAGAACTAGGTGGAGTATACCTACACTGGTCACAGGTCGGGAAGACATTATATGAAGTGTTCAGGGATGAACATGCACCTAAAATGACCGAAGCACTTTGTTCCGAAATAAATCATCAAAAATATTACTCAGGTGAATTTGATATAGATTGGGGACAAACAATTACAGAAGCACAAGATTTTAAAAGAGAGGAAATGGATCTATATAGAGCATGGCTCAAAGAAAACAATTTTGATTGGACAGACCCCAAATTATCTCTAGGATATATTAAAATAGGACAGGTAGACCTACAGAGAACATTTGGAACAGACGCATCTATCCAACATATACATAATACAATGAATGACAATTTAAACATCACAAGTATAAGAACAATCACAAGTCCGTCTGTAGACTGTGATTATCCTTACACTCTCGAGAGTGATGACTGGAAGAAAATCCAAATGGAAGGACTAAAGCAAGGTTATGAATCACGTAGTGTGTGTTAAGTGGGGGAATAAGTATCCATCCATATATGCAAATATACTTAAAAATATGGTATCGAGACATACAACTTTACCGTACCAATTTCACTGCCTCACAGATGATCCCACCGGTCTCGATCGGGAAATAAACGTAATAACACTGCCCAACGATCCATGGATCAAATCTTGGTGGAGCAAACTATGGATGTTCGCACCCGAGATGCCACTGAAAGGTAATATTTTGTTCTTTGATCTTGATGTCGTGATATTCGACAACATAGATCCCTTGTTCACACACTCAGGCAAGTTCAATATTATCAGAGACTTCAACAGGTGCAGGGTCAAGGACTGGAAACTATCTAACAGTAGTTGTATGCGTTGGGAGGTGGGCACGATGGACTACTTGTGGACAGAGTTCAAGGATCGGTCAGCACAGATCATGCAACAGAATCACGGAGACCAGGATTGGATAACCAAGAGGGCCAAGGATGACATCACGTGGTTCCCAGACGAATGGATAAGAAGTTACAAGTGGGAGATGATAGGTCTCAAGGATACGAAATTATTGACCAAGGATGGCAAAAAGTTTTTTAGGAAACCCGTTGATATAAATCCAGGCAACAGAGTGGCGGTTTTCCATGGATCACCAAATCCCATGGAGTGTGCGGACCAATGGGTCATAGACAATTGGAAGTGATGACCAGTTACGGCAAAGTAAAAGTGAAAAGGAACAATTCCAGGTTGGACGAAGTGCCTGAAGACTGCGGATACATGCAACGGTTCGAGTACAATGTCGACATGAACAGCAATGGAATAATGGGCGAATGCATAGACTGGTGCCAGGAAAACTGTGAAGGCAAATGGGGTTGGTGGTTTGAGCCCGCGGGCGAAATAGAGAACCCCAAGAACCACTGGGAACACCAGAACGCATACATGAGTTTTGAAATCAAAAGAGATGCAACGAGATTCTGGATGAGCGTGGGAATACAGAATAGTGGTAGGAGAGAAGCATAATTACTAGTATGAAACCATTTGAAATAACAGACAGTGCAAAGGCACAGATAGAGAGATTGCTCGAGAAGAACACAGGCAAGTACGCCGTGAGCCTGGCGGTGCTGGGTGGCGGTTGTGCAGGATTCAAGTATGAGTGGGGATTCGCAGACACCAAGGAAAATGTCGCCGAAGGCGATCACATGGAAGACTGGGGCACGGGCAGGTTCGTGGTGGACGAGACCTCGTTGTTGTATGTCATGGGCACCAAGATCGACTGGGTGGAGGAGACCTTTGGATCACAGTTCGAGATATCCAATCCCAACAGCTCAAGTTCTTGTGGTTGCGGAGAATCGTTTGGCATCTAATGGATACCGCTTTCATAATAGGCAACGGTGAATCAAGAAACATCTTCCCAATAGACACTCTAAAAGGACATGGAACCATATATGGTTGCAACGCCATATACCGAGACCATCCCATGCTGTGTGATCACATAGTGGCGGTGAACCCTCCCATGTACGAGGAACTGGCCCAGTGGCACAATGACGGCAAGGAGTCACCAAGCATACACGGTCCAGATGACATCAGCGGGTGGAACTACATCTGCGAGGGCGACCACGAGCAGGACATACCCGAGGGGCTCAAGATTTACAGGGTATGGCGTGGTGGTGATGTCAAGAAGGGTGGCCGGATCAAGACCAACGACTTCTCCCGGGCACGGGGTTCGGGTTGCAGTGCGGTGTTGATGGCCGCTGAGTCAGGCATAGAGAACATCGTCATAATGGCGTTCGACATCATGGGTGCCCAGCAGTGGGAGATGGACACGCCCAGCAGGATACAGAACAACATCTACAAGAACAGTACAAACTATCCAGACAGATCCAGCATGAAGGCCTACCTCAAGTATGAGTGGATGTACCAACTGAGGCAGACGTTCAGGAAGTTTCCCAAAACAAACTTCTATTTCATCAATCGCAAGGAATACCTCGAGGGCAATCCGTTCCTGCGTTGGTACTTTGACCAACCCAACATCAAGTGTGGCATATACGCTGACCTGCAGAGATGGATCACGGGATCTCGTGACGACATCCGATGGAAACAGTTATAGGGTCTTGGTACTGCTGGCGTCTAACTGATAAACTTTACGCATCTTTACACCCACTGATTGGGCGAACTTCTTGGAATCACATTTGTTGCACACGTGTTTGTAGTCGTTTGAGGCACGATCTGGATCCACCTTGCTCTTGGGCCTCATGAACGTCTCTGAACAGGCATCACACTTGAACACATAGATCAGGTTCTTCCTGTGGTAGTTGTGCATGGTACCCAGTTTGCTCTCCCTCTTGTACAACTTCATCGTCTTTAGGGTTTCTATGAACATATTACTATTTAATAAATACGAATAACACATTATGGCAAGATTAACAATAGACACAGGAACAGCAGGAAATCCAGCAACAGGCGATACCTTACGCACCGCTATGACCAAGGTCAACAGCAATTTCGCTGAGTTGGCGGGTGACTTACAGATGTCCGGCAACACCCTATTGAGTGCTGACACAAATGGAAACATAATACTGGATCCAAACGGCACAGGACAGGTACAGATAGAAGCAGATAGGCTTGTGATCAAGACCACGAAAACGGCGACTGCCGTGGGAAACACGGGTGACGTGGCAGGTTCAATCAGTTGGGACGCAACAAATTTATATGTATGCACTGCGAACTATGATGGTTCAACAGTGATATGGAAAAAGATCACACTAACGAGTATCTAACATGGCCCAGGAAGTAATCAACATCGGTGCAATAGCAGATGATGGCACAGGTGACACAATCCGGGGTGCGGGCATCAAGATCAACAACAACTTCACGGAGTTGTACGCCACAAGTTCGGCAGAATCACAGATTCACTTCATAGGCAACAACATCAGTTCAACTCTATCTAATTCAGACATAGCACTCAATGGTAACGGTACAGGCTCTGTCAAGATATCAGACCTCACCATAGACGGTTCGATCAGGATGTCAGACAACCAGATAAGGACCAACACCTCCAACGCGGACCTGGTGCTGACCGCGTCAGGAACGGGCACGATACAGACCTCTGTGGCGGACATCAATGGTGGGGCCATAGACGGCACCGTGATTGGTGCCAGCACGCCGGCGGCGGCCACATTCTCAACACTGAGTTACGACAACTCCGCACTGGTCATAGACGGAGTAACTGTGAATGACAACACGATATCGGCCAACGCATCCAACTCCGATCTTGAGTTGAGTGCAAGTGGCACTGGATACGTCAACATCAATGGTATATCATTTCCCAATTCAGGCGGAACAGCGGGCCAGGTCTTACAGACCGACGGCAATGGACAACTCTCTTTCTTCACATCACCTATCCTGTTTGACTCGACCTTGATAGATGACGGCACGGCGACCCTGTCGGGAGATTCGACCACACAGAACATAGATTCATTCAGCACATCAA